GTTTTTGTAATATTTATTTATAAATTACAACTTTTCAAGAAATTTAGCAAACTCTAAAGCTTCTAAATTTACTTGTCTTTGATGCTTCTTTACATCAAATTTCTTTTTTAAATCCGCAACGTGTGCTTCCACAAGTGATCCATTATTCCAAACCCACTCTTTTCCCTCCATAATACCTTCTACGAAAGCATTAGGAGCAGATGGGTCTGCTACGATATCAGCAGCTGTTGCAAGATAAAAATCATCACTGACTACATTGGCTCCGCCTTTTTGTTTCAAACTTCCCATACCTCTAGAGGAAACACCTAGTTTTGCACCTTCATCCATTAAATTTTTAACTATTTTACCCATAGGTGTGTCCATAATTTTAGCTTCACCAATAAAATTCTTACCGTCAGGCTTTAAAGATGTAATCATATGTGAAACCCTTTCCAGATTGACCGTTGGCCCGTCTGGGTGTCCTAGTTCACCAAATGCCCGATTTTGCTCAATAAAATTTTTATTATATTTTCTTACCTCTTCATCAAGTACTTCCATAGGATATACTCGTCCATTACGATTCTTTATGTCTGCTTGCATAAAAATACCACGAATCTTGTAATTCTTTCCACCACCTTCTTTTTCTTCGGTAATATACTCTACTTCTTCGACTGCCTCAGAAAATAATTTTACTGTATTCATTGTGCTATCCTTATGACGTATAGTTTTCGTCTTTCTTAAATTCTATGATAATTGTACCAGATGTACCAAAACAACTAGCTTCATGATCACCAGAAGTTGCAGTGGTATTTGTCGCAGCAGATTTAATTGCACTAGCAGTGCCGTCATAGTGTCCTGTACCAGCACATCTAAACTGTGTAGAATCTTGTGAATTGTTTGCGGCTGCACCAACTTCTATAATTTCTACGTGGCCAGTGTCATCATCTGCTGTACCCTGTACTAATGACCACCAAATACGATTGAGATGTAGTTTTGCACCGTTTGCGTGTCCAGCTAATGCACTCGCATCTAGAATAGCGTTATTTGCCGTTGTATCATCTTCGATATCAACCAAGATGGTGACAAATCCACCAGCGCCTGGATTATTTACAGGCGTGTCTCTCAATGTTCTTGTTGCAAAAGCCATTCTCTAACTCCTTAAATCGATAACATTTCTTTTTCAAAATAACCTAAAAGTTCTTTTTCCGATACTTTAAATTTTTTTGATACGTCTTTTATACTTTTTTCAAAACTATTTAGGAAATCTGAAGGTTTAGAATCCATTTTTTTGAAAATTTGATCAACAGCATCCTTCATCTTCGGAGATAGTCTCTTATACTCCTTAGATTTTTTATGCTCATCTTTCTCAACTAAAGACTCATACAGAGAATCAAATCTCATTACTCTTCTTCTTCCTCTGAATTTACCGTCATACTTTTTACAAAAGTACTTGCAATTTCCTTACGTTTTGTTTCTAGTGTACTACCAACCTTATTAGCAATACTAGTTGAAAAAACTTTTTCAGCTTCTATATTATTTCCGTCTGCAACTGCATCTACAAATTCTCTACTCATAATTAATTTCCTTCCTCTTCTGGTTTTTCATAATCTGGCATTGCGTTTGGTGGTATAACACCACCAGCACCATCTTGTGGATAACGTGTAATACCATCACCACCATCTGGTATATCAATTCCACCATCCATTGGATCAGTATCAACTTCACGTTGAATCTGTTTTCTCATCTCATCTATCTCAGCATCATTCATACGTAGAACTTTCTTGAGGACATATTCTTTACTAAAGAATGTTCCAACATAAGATTGTATACTTTCTAGTGATTGTATTCTGTTCTCTAGAAGTTCTGCATCCTTTAACTCTGAAAAATGACCATCCTGTAGAAAGTCATACTGAATATGTTCTTGCATCATAGGCCAGTCATCAGGTGCAATAATTCCTTTCAACAATAGTTGAGTTTTAAGAATGTCTGTAAAGAGTGGTGTAAACTTCTTACGAATACGTTGAACAAACTTTGTAAATTTAAGTTCATCTCTCGTAATCTCTGTAGACCTTCCAAGAGAAAATCCTGCTTCACTATCCATTCTTGAAATAGGAACATTAAGAGACTTGTAAAGTTTCTTTTGAAAATATACAATGTCATCAATCTCACCAAGATTAGAACCGCCTGGCAATGTGGTAATCTCTGTACCTCTTCCACCTTCTCTTCGTGGAAGCCAAAAATCTTCTAACATACTCATATGATTTCTATCGTCACGTATTTCACCAGTACTCGCATCATACACTAACTTGTTACGATAGCGGTTCATAACGTCTTTAAGATATTGCTCTGCCTTTATTTTCGGTAGATTACCAACATCAATATAGAATATCCTACGTTCTGGTGCTCGTGATATGCGATAGATAACTAACGCATCTTCAATCATACGTAACTGGTTGACAGGTTTGATTGCTTTATGTAGATAGGATAAAACTCTACCAGTATTACCATCAATAACTCCAGAGGGACAATATGCAACAGCATCAGCAGCAATTTTTATACCTGATCCTTGACCACTTAAACCAGCAGAATTAAGTCCTCTTTCATTATAAAGAAAATAGTCTTCAATCTTTTCTGTTACCTCTACACTAGATTTAACTTCTTGTTTCTTTTTAAGTTGTCGTACTTTTCTAATCTTAGTTGGATCAATATACCTAAGTTCAATGATACCCTGCTTAGGATTTTTTGTATCTATAATTTTGTGAAAGAATACTCTGCCGTCAATATACCAACGTCTGAAAACGTCATGACCTTTAGCCTCAAAATGAAGTAACCTTAAAACTTCCATAAATTCTATTCTAATTTTACGTTTAATTTTTTCTGGAAAAGGTAATCTATCTAAAGTAATCTGTACTGGTACATCGTCCTCATTAGAAATAACTCCTTCGTTTACGATATCTTCTATTGCAGTATCACACTCTGGTTGTTGTGCAATATCACGATACCTACGAATTAAATCTATTTCGGTACGTTCTCTACCATCTTGATCTAAAATTTGTCCAAAGAAACCACCACCGGCAATGTCAATAGTGCCATCATCAGAAGTGGGGGAAGTGAATGATGGTACACTTCCCTCCGACTTCTTTGGTCTTTCTATACGAAACCCGAAAAGTTCAGCCATAATATCTCCTACTCGTTCTATTTAGTAGGTTTAAATTAGAAGCTTACGCCACTAGGCTCAAAGTGTTGATACTGCCAAGTTACCACGAAGGTTTCAATTGCTGTTGCTTCTTCATTGGACAATTCGATTGCTTCAATTGTTAGAGGATATGCTGATCTAAAGATATAACTCTTTAAAACAGTATCATCACGATCCAATTGTTCAACAGTCAAGTCTGTCTGATAATCAGCAGGAGAAATAACTCCTGTATTTTCAGCATAGTCATTAATACCGTTTTGCCATCTTTCCATTGCATTTCGTATCATGAAGTCTGTATCATTCATGAATGTAACTGACCAAGGCTCAGGAGCTGGACGATCACCAGATACATAAATGTTTCTTCCACGAAATGGTACAGGTATTGCTGCAAGATTTGACGCAGGCAAATTAGAAGCAGTTACAAGAAATGATGCTCTACGAACATCTAGTCCAATTGCAATGCCAGGCGGTGGAGTAATCGTTACTCTGTATTGGTTAGCACGAGCACCACCACCGATTAAGTTAGCTTTGAAGTCATCTATCTGTGCCATGATTAACCTCCTACCTCACTAAACGCAACCCCTGTTCGAGTTGCGATAAAGTTTAGGGTAATAAAGTTAATTGAACGAGCTGGTTTAATGTAAATATCTCCAATAAACTCGTTTCGGTCAATAACTTCGCCGGTATTATTTGTACCGTCTGCGACTACCTTAAAGTCTGTAATACCTCTTCGACCTTGAACATCTCTCAAGAAAGGTTCTACCAAGTTACGGAACTGGGCCCGTGTAAACTCATCGTTAAATTCAAAGAGTTGAAACTTAGCAGCAGTTGCAATTGCTTTTTCAAGTACCAAGAACAATCTACGAACATTGATACGATCAAATGCACTTGGTTTAGATAGAGCAGTTTTATCACCAAACAGAACCACACCTTGGCCTGGAAAGTTAACCACTGGATTAATTCTTGCACGATATAGTTGATCTCTTTCTCCACCTGTAGGATTGTAAGAAAGAGCAATTGCACCTCTTACATTTCCACGATTGTAACCAGCAGGAGAGAACCAAGGATCAGCAACACCATCTGTATTTGCACACAGACCAGCAATGTCACCATTTAATGGAATATAACGATACAAATCATTATATTTGTCGTACATATATTTGTAACCACTGTCAAACACCACATAAGAAGATGAAGGACATAGTTCAAATGCTTCAACTACATTTTCTGTTTGTGTAGTTGAGTTTGTGATACCAACTGTTGCAGCACGATATGGAGAAACAAATGCAACACAATCTTTTCTACCTTCTACAAGAGAGGTAATCATTGTTACATGAGTGTCTTGTCCAGCAGCAGTATTTGTTACACCAGAACTTGGGCCTCCAAGAACTAGATTAACATTTTCTGTTTCTGCATCAGCAAACAAATCATACGCAAGTTCTAGTTCACCAGCAGTTACAGCAAAATCATCTGTACCACCTGTAAATGTTACAAGAGTAATAGGTTTAAGTTCTGTGTAAGCAGTTGTTGTATCTGTGCCCCAGTTAGTACCAGCAGCAATATGATCACCCCAATAAACAAACTCGGACTGATTAAAGAACACTGTTGGGTAGTAGATACTATCTCCTTGAGGCCCTTTTGCAGAAGGATTCTTTGAGAGGTTAGCGTAGGTTTCTATGATAGAAGGAGTTCTTTGTCCTGCTACATCTACTTTAAATCCTGTTATGTCGCCTGTACCGTCAAAGACCACAACGTGTATCTCATCACCAGTACCTCGACCATTTTGTGTATTATAAGCAGACGTTCTAGGAGCACCATCAAATCTGTCAGCAAATCTCCAACGTCTTGTTATAAAAGAGTTGTCAGGAATAACGGTTTGTAGACCACCTTCATCTGCATCGTCTTTCAAACGAATACTTAATACTTCACTATTGATAGCAGTAACTTCGTATTCTTTGTTACCAGCCTCTACTGAAGCATAAGTAGAAAATGCCATACTAACATTGTCTGCAATTGTAATTGGTTTATCTAGAATAAGAGCAGTTTGAGAAGTAACAGTTTTAACTGTAACTATTTCGTCAATTCCTGCTGCAATAACACGATTACCAACTGCAATCGTACCAGAGTTTGCATCAACTGTTAGGTTGATAGAAGCTGTAGTGATTGCACCATTACTCGTTGCAGTGATACTATCGTTTGTGTGAAACTTGATCATGTCTCCAACTTGGAAGGCAAAACCAGAGGCATCAGCATCATCGACTGTTATCGTTGTATCACCAACTGCACCAGCACCGTTGACTAAGTTGCCAACACCCAAATCTTGTTCGTATGCAGTTGCAGAGGGACAAACTTCCAATCGTAGAGAGTTACCTAAAGTGCCAGGCGATCTAGCATACCAATCATTAGATGTTACTGTACCATCACCTGTTTCGGTAAAGTAGTCTGCAAGATATACATCATCATTTTGAATTAGTACGCCCGAAGCTTCTCCAGCATTGAGGAAACCACTTTCTGGACGAACTACTTTTAAAGTATTACTATACTTTAGAAAGTTAGAAGCAGTAAACCAATATTCAAAATTACTTGAATTTGGTTTACCAAAATTATTGACGAGATCAGCTTCAGAGGTGATTACAGTAACTTTACTTACAGGGCCTTTTTCAAAAGGCCCAGCAATAGCACCGATAGTGGTATCAACACTAGGAACTACGTTAGTTAAATCTATCTCTTTAACGTGAACGCCAGGAGAAACTAAAAAAGACATATTGTACTCCTTATCTTTTTATTAAGATTGTTTTTTCATTCTGTTACAGATATTTATAAAAAACAAATTCTATAAAAACCTTTTTTATAAGTGTTATATCATATAAATAATAGTATGACTAATAAACATTATGAGAAATACAAAGAGA